GCATCGAAAGTCCGCCACTCCAGTTGTGCGAATCGCGTTGGCCCGTTCTCGTTGGCATCTCATATAAGACGGATCCAGGATTATCGAGTATCCCGTTATCATCCCGATCAGAGAGATCATATACAGGGTCGTCATAATAACTCTCAAACGGAAGCTGCCAAGATTTGGATCGATTGACATAGGGCGTGACAATTAATTGAGGGCCAGAGCAACGTATTCCGTTACCAAAATCATTGCTAAAATTAGAACTAGGCGCGATCATGGTGGCCATATTAGTCACTGACCCGGAACTTGTTGCTGTTGGAGCGGCAGTAGCAGAAACTCCACCAATGGTTTCTGCGTTAGCTGGAGCGGCTAAGACTGCTAGAAAAAATGCTATTGACTGAAGGTACTTATAGTGTCCGTTATTTGATTTATCTCCGTGGTGCGCTGGATTGTAGTTATATTTGACAAACCTGGAGAAGAGTAAGTTTCTACGAACTGAAACGCTCCACCAGGATTGGCAATGTTCCAACTTGGCTTGTTGTTTACGTCGAGAGCTGACCATCCGTTGACCGTAGTTGTGCCTGGTGTGAGGCTGGCTCCGTTTGCAGGTTCAATGTTGGTGCCGCTAACAGAATATTGCCAGCCCGTTTCGTAGGACTCGCTCACAATTGTTTCTGTGACGTTACTGGTTGTTTCTGTATGTGTCGTCATTGAGCCAGTTGAGAAATTGGGCACAACTGGCACAGCCTTTACAGCTGGGGCAAACAACAAAAGCAGCAACAGAAACCGCATCAATCAATTTCTAAGGAGGTTACGAACTGTCCAATTCCAAGAGTGTTCGCTCCACCAGCTGTCACAGTCATGGCTCCTGCGCTTGAGATTGTTCCTGCCAGTGTTCCGGCAGTGCCAGAAGCAGTGGATTGCAAGCTGCCAAAGTTTGCGGTCTCTCCAGTCGTTATTGCAGATGTTGGGACGGCATCCGCCTGGGTGTAGGACTGGCTAAAGCTAAAAGCTGAGCCAGGGTTGTCTTGAGTTGCCGCAATGGTTCCTGGAGCGTAAACACCTGAAGTGACGGCACCTGTTGAGATGGTGTTTGCCGTTGTGCCATCTGTCGTATCAACACCTGAGCCGCTGATCGAAAACGTTGAGCCAATGCGGTTTGCAGTGGTCATCGCTCCACCAACCTGCAATTGAACAGAGCTTTGTATCTTATGAGTCAAATCAGCGTGGGCAGCTGGAGCGAATGACAGCGCAATCGCCAAGAGAGCAAACCGTTTCATTTCGGAGGCGTGCCAGTAGGTGTTTCGACTTTAGGTGGTTGTTTCTTCTGTTGATTAGCGGATTTACGTTCTATACCAAAACTCGCCATTGCACCGGTTAAAAGGCTCGCTACGAACGTATTGTCCATCTTCATTTGAGGAAAGATCCCTAAATAAGACACGGTTAGTAACGTTGCGCTCCAAATCAAAACAGAGACCTTAACAAGGTCTGCCGTTGAAAAACCGTCTTTTTCTTCATTGTCCTTTGGATCTGCCATGATTAGTCGAAGCGTTTGGTCGAGCGGTGGTAGAGGTGTTGGCAGCTGTTGCTGGAGCGTCGGTCGGTGTAGCTGGCCTAGGCATCGTTCGTGCCAATAGCCAAAGCCAAGCAGGCCGAGAGTCGTTAGTGAGGCTCACTTCAGCTATGGATAATTTAGCCACTCGAATGGATTTGCTCCATACCGACATGATGGCAAGGGACCGGGAGATCTTTGGGCGACTTAGCGATCTGGAGCGTTCAGTTGCTCGACTTGAGGGACATAGTGACCGGAACTAGACTTTTAGCAGTTGAACGATTCCAATGTTTTTGATTCTGAAGCCAATTCTGTTTCGGTTTCTGCGATCTGAAAGCCTAAAGCGTTTAGTTCTGGACTTGCTCAAAGCTTATGCAAAACGCTCAGACAACACTGTTGATGATCAAGTGGTTGTTTTCGTTGAGAAAAACCTGTTCCCTGAAACCAGGGTTGAGAAATGAAGGCTGACCCGGCTTGGGTGTTAGTCAGCGGCTTCTTCCTTCTCGGAACATTGCTTGCCATCGTTATAGGGGGCGGAGGCTTCCTGTTTCTATCCGGTTACCATGCAGGCTTGTCTCAGCGCCCGGAATGCCCTAGACCGGCGCTGAGTAAATGAATCGCTTTTTTATGGTGCTCACGCTGCTGCCGTTTTTTGCTCATTTCAGGGGAACCCCGCACCAGTTAGCTGCCATAAAGGAGTTTGAGGATTCTTTGCCTGAGGAACTACTGAGAGAGGATGCAGCTTGGTTCGAGGCTTGGAAAGCCAGTGGAATAGCGCAAAACACTTCTGTTCCATATTTTCACCAACTAGACAACAAATCAGGCCAAGGCTATCGCGAGTGCTTTTCCAGCTCGATGGCAATGATTGCTGCTTTTTATGGAAAGGTAAAAACCGATGATGAGTACAACAGGATTCGAGAACGGTTTGGCGATACAACAAGCATTACAGCTCAAATTCAAACCTTAAGATCCTTAGGGCTACATGCAGAATTTAGGCAAGACGCTGACGGAAATTTGGCTGAAGCAGAATTAGCCGCTGGGAGGCCTTTGGCCTTGGGATTTTTGCATCATGGTGACATGAGCAAAGGTGAACCACCAATGTGCGATAGCTACGGATGTGGACATTGGCTTGTGGCCGTCGGATTCGATAAAGATGATTGGACCGTCCATGATCCAAGAGGCTTGCCAGATATAGAACGGGGTGGCCACTCAGGGAGATATGGCGGTAGGAATGCCAAGATTTCACGTCAAGCGTTCCAGATGCGTTGGGAAGTTGAAGGCCCTGGAACCGGCTGGGTGATTCTGGTTGACGATGAGTAAGCTGGCGTTTTGATTGGTCTGTATGGCGGTTCTGTGCGACTGGGAGATCAGATCTCTTTGCGATAGCCATCAACTGGTTTGGCCATTCGTTCCAGAGCTATTAAATCCAGCCAGCTTAGATCTTCGTCTTGGCCACCGGTTAATGATTGAGGTGAGCGATAGGCGTGAGTTGATCGAGATTGATATCTCAGACCGCACAGAGGAGGATCCTTATTATTTAGCCCCTAGTGAGTTTGTACTAGCTGAAACGATTGAGACGTTTAATCTGCCCAATGATATTTCGGCTCAGTTTGTCTTGAAGTCAAGCCGCGCCAGAGAGGGGTTGAATCACCTGCTGGCTGGTTGGTGCGATCCAGGTTGGCACGGAAGCAAGCTGACGCTTGAGCTAAAGAACGAAAGGCGTTATCACGGCTTGCATCTGTATCCCAATCTAAAAATTGGCCAGATGGTGTTTCACCGGATGAGTAACGTTCCAGCGATCAGCTACGCGGTGACAGGCAATTACAACAACCATTTGCGGGTTATGCCGTCTGTTGTTGCCTGATGAATTTGTATTGGCTCTGGAGCTATGCGTTTGCTTTCTGGTCAACGGTTGTTGTCAATTGCGCCAAGCCGGTCAATTGGAGCAACTGTTGGCCGCCACAAGACTGGATTGCTCCCTCGATTAGTGATTACATTCGAGCTAGGCAGCCTCCTTACTCTGAGGAGCGCAAAATCTTGGAGCAAGTCAATGGACGATATGAAATGGATGATCGCAGAACAGAGTCTCCATGAAGAACTGATGATGGAGCGTTCGGTTCGCTCTATTTACAACACTGAAGACATCGGAGAAGTCCAAGGCTTATGTGCGGCTTTGGTGCGGCAAAACTGGCATCAACGCAAGCTGTTATGTCAGGCAGTCACCAGGATTTCCGAGATGGATGCTCAGCTTGCTTGCCTTGAGTAAGAGCGATCCATCGGGCTCTGTCTAGATTCTGAGATTTGTTATAGAGCCTAGCAATCCTGCGTTCATGGAGTTTGAAAGCTTTGAGGTCGTTGGCGTTTTGAAGAAGGCGAAGTTTGGTGTCGAAAGATTCCATGGCTTTAATAAAGGAGCTTGTTGAAGTTATTTTCGCGGGTTTCGTTCCATCTCCTGTCGCTTTTAACTTTGCCTCGCTCCCAAGCCTCAGTTGATTGACCGTCTTTAGGGCCATTGGGCTTGAGCTTGGTTACTCGAAAGGAAGTAGCGGGTATAAAGCTAGCTTTTTTACGTTTCATTTTCAAATGAGTTCAGTAGTTCTGCGTCAATGCCAAACAAATTTTTTAGGTGTTGTGCAGCATCCAAAGCCATACTTTTATTTTTATAGCTACAAGCATCTTCTAAAAAAGAAGTAAACAAACAAACCTGCCTAGGGTTTTTGTAAAAGGCTGCCAAGTACAGAGCTTTATCTTGGCACGATTTTAAAATATACCGCATCTCAATCTTTTTGTTTAATACGTCCTTCAACACGTTTACGAATAGATTGCCTCCATTCTGCTTGATCTTTTGCCATTGCTTCGTTATACACGGAAGTAGGACTAGATCTTTTTAACTCAGAATAAATAGCTTCTCTTATCCAAGCTGTAGCTCTCTTGTCTTCTTTTGCTGCGGCTTCTTGGATCATTTCTGCTCGATGGGGATCTAGCAGTATTTGAAAGTAAGTTTTATTGCCGTGTCGAAGAGCCATACTGCCTAGATTATTCCAACTATACTACCATGTAATAGAAGAATCGGTCTTCTTCTCCCAAGCAGTTGCTTGAGCACGACGAGCTTGAGATCGCTGGTTCGTACAGCCTGCCCGTACTTTTTTTGCTCCTTCTAAAAGCATGGCAGCTCGTTGAAGGTCACCCGTAGTAGCGGTGCGTATCGCTGTTTTCAGACGCTCCATCACTATTTGCCTTCCTGTAAGCGGCATCCATAGCCTCTTGCAAATTCTTGTAATATACTACTGTGTTATTACAGGAAGAGAGCCATCCTTTGTCTGTGCAATAAACGCGAATCATCAGTGGGTTTCCATCCAAGTTTTACCTATGGAAACCTCAGCCAATGCGGGGATGTCTCCCAACCACTCGGCTTCAGCTTCCTCCATCACTTGTTTTAGACGAGCAGCCCACTCTTCAGCAGCATCTTCACGCACCAGCAACAAAATTTCGTCATGCACTGCGGCTGCAATCCGCACTATCTCTTCACCTGCCTCATATACCAAGGGCCAAAGCTTGCCAAGGGCGCGTTTAAGAATGGCTGCACCAGCTCCCTGGATCGGTGTATTGCACCGAACAGTCAACCGGTTCATATCACCTTGTAAATACCGCCGCATACCAGAAACCGGAACTCTGGTCGCAGCCCATTTATCGCCTTCAGTCTTTTGTGACTCCTTTGCCATTTCCTGTTGCCACGCAGCAATCCCAGAAAAAGCATCCAGCCAATCTTTACGGATTTTGGCAGCACGCTCAAACGTCATGGTGATGCCTGAGCCACCGGCATAGTTACGCAGCCCTTTTGCACCTGAGCCGTAAAGCAAACCAAAGTTTGCAGACTTAGCTATCTGCCTACTACACCCAATAGTTTCAGAGGTAACAGTGTGAAGATCTTCACCCCGCTGGAACGCAGAGATCATCCGTTCATCACCCGCAATAGCAGCCGCAAGTCTTAGCTCCATCTGACCAAAATCAGCATCTACTAAGAGGTAACCTTCCGGCGCTTCTACGCACCCACGAAACTGTGGATCACGAGGAATTTGCTGGTTGTTCGGTTTAATACAGGACATCCTCCCCGATTCCGCACCAAGCTGCATGTAGCTGGCACGTACAAAACCATCAGCATCCATTTTCTCTTGGATAGAGTTAATCATTTGACGGCGCTTGTCCGCCCTTTTCCACTCCAGATAAATTTGAATAACCTCATGGTCTGCGGCATAAGCGCGTAAAGACTGTCGTGAAGCACTAGGTTTACCGTTCGCGTCTTTAGGTGTCTCACCTAAAAGATCACTTAATTTTTCCAGCAGTTGCTTTGGGCTATTAAGGTTGAAACCTCTGTACCTTTTACTGCCATCACGAATCTTACCCTCATCCTTGGCACGTAAATTAAAAGTATCGTCTTCGTCTCTAGGTAACTTTTTGCCTTCAGGAAGAGCATGATCCAGCTGAAGGATAAAGTCTTTCTCTAAGGCTTTTATATCTACCTGATAATCTTCCTTACGTTGCTGCAAATTAGCGGCGTTCCAGGGTAAACCTGTGCGCCACATTTGAGCCATAGCAGGTAGCGCACGGCACTCCAAACTGTACGCTTTTCTAAGTCTGTACTTAGCTATTTCGTGGTCCAGTTTTTCATCTAATTGCATAAGAGCTACGACATCATTAGCGGCATAATCCAACTGTCCAGCCGTTAATTCACCGCTCCAATCAGATCTTTGTTGTTCTTTAGATAGTTCTGTAGTTAAATAACGTTTGACGACGTTCGCAAGTCCATGCTTCGAGAAAGGCAGCCCGTTTGTAAGAAGTCGGCTGGCCAACATGGAGCACCGCACCCACCCGTGCGGATAGATGTCGTGCTCTTGCAACCACCCAAGATCAAACACAGCGTTATGGGCAAGCCAGTATCGGACTGGACTGCCGAAGAAGCGGCGCAACTTAACCCACTCGCTTTTATCAAGGTCAAAGCAATCAATTAGGACAACAGTATTACGAGCACCAGAGCCAAGTTGCAGCAACCTCAACTTCCCGCGCTCAGGCTGTAGCTGGAGCGTTTCAGTGTCGAAGCAAACTGATGCGGCAGTCTCGATCTTGTCGAGATGCTGGATTCCGTGAAAGACTTGGGCAGACATGTGTAGCGTCGTGCGGCTTTACCAGTGTAGCACACTACTTACATGTAATGCGCTCTACTAACGGGAAATAGTCTAAATCGTGCGGGCTTATCACAGCGACATCAATACCGAAACTTAAAGCAGACGTAACCTGAGCTTGAAATTGGTCATAACCATCTTCATCATCCTGGTACGTCACTTGTTCCACAGCCAGAGCCCTGTTATATGGGTCATAACTTGTAAAACGTGCCAACGCTAAAGCGTCTATCTCGCCTTCATGTGTAGGCTCTATTTTGCAGTAAATAAACTGAACGTTGCTTCTCACGCTGGGGTATCTCCTAATAGACTTGTGGCGTTGGTTAAAACACCAGCGTGCTACATAACTAAGAAGCCAGTTCATTAAAAACAATGGCAACAACATTCTCTAGCTGCCTTATATCTAGGCCGTTACCTACTCTGCGCCTAACTAGGCTTACCAAAGTGTGAAAGTCTTGGGGACTGTAATTCCCCACGTCTTTAGTTTGTTTTGGAGCAAGTCTATCTCGTATAAGCTGCGCCCTAGACACATGCTTGAACCCGGCTTCTTTATCTACCTGGGCTAAAAATTCTTCGGGGACGCGGACTGTAATTTCTTTCATTAAAGGTACTCGTTGTAAAAGGCACTACCGGGTCCATATTTAGACACGATCTCTGGAAACGCATCTAAAACTCTGGAGCGATTACGGGGATCAGCTAGCAGTGCCGCTTCGGACAGTTTACGAAAGAACTCACCACCGTAATGGTGCGCTGTCTTAATACTGCATAGAACTTGTTTTTCGGTCATAGGGCTGTAAATACATACAATAATGTAGCACTTTATGGGTATTTGGTCAACCCTTGCTCATCTCGAAGACGCAAAGATTCTTTCCACCCCACAGGTGGCTCTGGGATTTTCCAAAGTCCAACCAAACAACGCTCCCAGTGAAGGAAACGCTGCTTGTCTGTTGCCCTGGGATCAGAGAGTGAGGGGTACATAACTCAATCCCAAGCGTCCCAGCTATCGGCTCTTTCATCATTGTTGATCAACCCCCTATGTCTGTGATTAGGCGCGTCAAAAGCCTTATCCGTTCCAGGGGAAGAGTTCTTAACGACAATCGCCTTTGTCAAAAGGTCGGGTTTTGTCAAAAGGTCAGGGGCCTTAGGACTTTTGACAATTTCAGGCTTTTGACAATTTGCATTGTCGTTTATATCCGTTCCAGGAGAAGAGGTTTGACTTTTAACACACCCTTCCACTGACACCCCACGTGCGCGACGAGTAAACCCACCTGGAACGTTTGTACCAATCGCCCGCCAATAATTAGGCGCACGTCCTTTAAGCATTAAATCCATGGGAGGGTTACAACGCTCAATCAACCCCTGTGCATTCAGTTTCTCCAGGCTGTACTTGATAGCCCGCTTGCGGTGCTCGCCTCCCACACCAGCGTGATCAACAAAACTCTGGATCGACCAAGGCTTCCTATCTGCCCGCATTTCACGCAGCAGAGAAAGCATGTACTCGGTTGGCCCGTTTAGGTGGTTTTCCTTTGGCTCAGGAACAGGCTCAATCTTGTACGTGTAATCAGGCAACAGGCTGAAGACCATGCGCTGCCCTTCACGGTCATCCCTGGACTTTTCAATCGTCACAATCCTGCTGTTAAACGTGAGGCCCAATTCAGCCAGAACCTTGTTATCAGGCTTATTCATGTTCCAGGTTTCATCAACCGCAGCCTTGATGGCACTGGTTCCCCGGAACCCACCATTGCGGTTGTTGTGGTGGATCACGATGATCGAGCACGCCGGAAAGTCCTTGCCATTACGCCGCGCAAGCCTCTTCAAAGGCAACGCATACTCCCTGCGGTTCTCCTCATAAGGGTTGGAGTCGTTACAGCCGTCAAGGCTGTCAATAACCACCAAGCCATACTCGTTCTCCTTCTGGATCTTGCAGAACCTGCGATACCACTGCATATCCCACTCAGCGATGACATCAACGCCTGACTCCACGCCAATCAGATTGAACTGTCTGCGCGTAATCCGCTCACTCTGATCACCGTTCAACCAAAGACACTTAGCCCTTGGAACGTCCATCATTCCGCCGTGAACGTTGAACGCCCGCCCTTGGCTGATGTGCTTACAGAGCGTCTGACACATTGCCGATTTACCTGTGCCGCCATCAGCGTGGATAAGCAACAACCAAGGCTTAGGTAGCAAGCCCGGAATTGTGTACTCGAAAGGTGTGTCGTCCAAATCGTTGACATCCGCAGGTTTACAGCCCTTATTCCTCTCAAAGGTCAGGTGCGAATCGATCAAGCGATCAATAGCCGCCGCCCCTTCCCTGGAACGTCCACCTTCACTGGCCAGGATGGTCTTCGCCTGATCGGCATAAGCCGGGTTGTCATAGGTCTCTTCAATCTCAAGACCACGAGCAACTAACTCTTCTGGCCCAAGGAAGTCGAGCTTGAACTTCGTCGGCGTCGCATCGATGTCCGCCACCAGCTGTGCAAGACCGTCCCTTTGAAATCGCTTTCGTTCGGGGTCCGCCGCATCAGCCATGTTGATCAAACTTCCAAAACCCAAGCCGCCGCCTTGGAACCCAGCTGCCCACCGATCAGCACAGGGATTTTTACCGCTCTCCCATTCGTGCGAATACTCGTTATCACGACGGCTCCACTCTTCCCAGAGCTTCAAACCATCCTGGTTCGGCAGCTCGCTGTTAAGCATCGCGCCGATTTCCCACCAAAAACGCTCACTAAAAGCACCGCGAGGCTCGATAACACTCAGGCAACTCCGCCCAATAGCAATCTTTTCCTCCCTGGACCGGTTAGCAAAGCGCGTGTCCCGTAGCTTTCGGCCAGTGTCTTTCTGACTGACCTTGCGGTACTGCTCCCGCATCCGCTCAAGAAGCCACTCAGGAGCCTCGGGAAGAGCATTCACGTCACCGTGGAACGTGTACTCACCCTGGTCCTTATAAGCGCCGCACAGAATGCCCTGACCACCCCAAAGAACTTCCCAGCCTTCTTGCTGTGCGGCAGCGTGGCTCATGGAAGCGACCCTTAAACGGTCATCCTCTGGAACGACAAACAAAAACTTTGCCGCGTTCTTCTTAGTTGACCTAACGCAAGGCGCTTTCTCCAGGTCAGTGCCCCACTTCTCCTCAATGGCACCAAGGTTGCGGTCAACGTCAAAGATGACCAAGCCACCTGAGCGATTCCCGGTATAAACACCAACTGCCCGGAACGTTTCAGGGCTGCTGTCTATGTAGTTAGCTGTGCACTCGGGAGAAAGATCTTCCTTTGAAGCACGACCTAGAGGTGATTTACCGCAAGCAATCTTTTCTCCAGGGCCAGGGAGCGTTACACCAGCGGCATAAATCGGAGCGGTTGCCCAAGTCTTAGGCAACGTGCGAACAAAATCAGTAAGAATCATCTGCTACAGTGAGAGAGTTAAGTCGGCTATCAAACCGCCCCAGCAGCCATTCCCGGCTCTGGGGTTTTTCCATATTACCGCACTTGACGAGCTACGTCACCTGCTACAATAAAAAAGCACCGGGCAACACGCCCACAGCAACTTTCTACATGCCATTCATTTCAGACAAAAACAAATCTGCCGCTTCTGGCGGTAGTGGCGGTGGTTATCTCAACCCCTCCAAAATTCAGTCCGGCGGCAGTGTCCGTTTTGCGCTTCTGGACGATCAACCTCTTGAGTTTTTCGAGTGCTGGGGCGAAACCGCTGACGGCAAAACAAAGCCGTTCCGTTTTGCAGAAGATCCAAGCCCCGAAGACATTCAAGAAGAGATGGGCGTTGACTACAGCCGCCGTCTTAACCGTGACGGCACTGCACCCGAAAAGGTGAAGTTTGCCATCGCTGTGCCTGTCTACAGCTACGACTCCAGCGCAGTTCAGATCATGCAGCTCGGTCAAAAGAGCCTGATCAACGAACTGGATTCAGTCAGCCAAATGGAGGACTACGCCGACTTACTTGCCTGGGACTTTGTTCTTGGTAAAGAAGGCGTCGGTTTAGAAACCCGCTACAGCTTGCGTACTGCACCACGCAAAAAAGGCGCTCAGGACGACATCGAAACTGCCTGGACCGAAGCGCGTGATAGCGGTTTTGACATAAGCCGTTTGTTGACCGGAGACAATCCGTTCAAAGCCAACTAAAACAACATGTTTCTGGGGCTTAACCGCCCCTTTTTTATTGTTTAGACTCAAGCAGCTTTAATAAATCAATGTCAGATCGTCACTACGAAAAACCCTTACCTGAGACGATCACCACAATTTTGGAAGACGGCAGTGTTTCGGTTTCAGTAGGAAACATCACTGGGGTTGTTAGCTCCTATCACTTGATAGAACCCAAAGCTCACCAGCTACAGAAAGCTTGGCTCAGACATCAAATGGATTTGGTTGATGCAAGCAACTGATCCCCAAAACGCACTAGCGGGTCTACGCCGTTGGACCCTGGAACGTGACGACTCTGGTCCGCACCGTGTGTATCGCGATGAGTCTGGTGTGTCTTACGCATCAGTGACCCACATCCTGAAAGAAACCTCACCTAAATGGCAGAAAGATGCACTCGACCGCTGGCTGGAACGTCCCACTGCTCCCATGGAGCGTGACATTGCTTGCGAGCGTGGCACTTTGGCGCACAACCACGCGGAGTATGTCCTCAAGACGGCAGCGAAGCTGGCAAGAAATAGCGCAAACAAGCGAGGAAGCTGGAGGACTGGAGATGACAGCCTGGAACGTGCTCCTAAAGGAATCACTACCTGGGCAATCGAGAAAGCCATTCAAGGGGCTCCTAGGGTCTCCTGGAGCGCCTCTGGGTACGCCCGAGGTCTACGGTCTTGGATCGGAGAGAACGTAACGGCCATTCATGCCATTGAGTTTTCCGTTCATGATCCACGCGGCTGGGCTGGAACGGCTGATGCCTTAATCGACCTAGACGGGAAGCTTTGCATCGCTGATTGGAAGACCAGCGTTAATGCCCGCAGTGAAGAAATGTTGTCAAACTACATCTGTCAGACTGGAGCGTATTCCCTAGGATTGCAGCACCTGACTGGGCTTAAGCCTAAGTGTGGAGCGGTCGTAGTAGCTAGGCGCAGTGGAGCACCACAGGTTCGCTTGCTCAGTGAGTTAGAATTACGTGGGGCGGAGTGTCAATGGTTAGAGAGAATGAGCCTTTATACGGCCCAGCAAGCCCTAAAGAACTAAGTAAGGCACTGGAACGTCTCTATACGGGACAGGTCAACGTTGCTAAGCAGGCCAAGGAGCTAAGGATGACCCTGGAACGTTTGAAGCAGCTATTCACCGCATACGTGAAAGAACGCCCCATCGATATAAGCGATGAGGACGTATGGAACGCAGACACACAACTAGCGTGGCCTTATGCGTAGTTAATTATCTGGAACGTGCGGTTGATCATCAAAAGAATCCAACCAATCACGTAAAGCTTGTCCAGTTGGTAAAGATTTAGGCCAAGCACAAAACTTTAATAAGCTTGTCTTGTTGTAAAACATTTTAGAAGTACTAGGTTTCCAGGCTACATAAATAGGAGAAGGTCCATCTTTATGTAGAGACCGTTCAACGAATAATGCCCCTGGAACGTGAAATTGCTCGGGTTTCATTTGGCTACGGTGTTGGATCGTAATTTACTATCTCATCGATCAATGGGATGATTTCATACTCTAAAACATCTAAAGATCCAATCATTAAATGCTGGTCCATTTCATGACGCTTGTTTTCACGTCTAACGATAGATTCAAGCTCCTTCAAGATGTTTTCTAATCTTTTGAGTTCGCTTTGTTGTATGGGCTGATAATGATAAACCATAAGAAAGAAAAAAGAGTGGAACGTTTTAACCCTGGAACTTGAGTGCTTCAATGGCATCCAGATGATCCTGCATTTCAGCTTCGCGTTGCCAATAGCTTTCTGCGTGCTTAGCTAGCCATTCATCGATAGCTTCATTAATTAGGGCATCCCTGGAACGTCCATCGATAGCAGCCATCTCCGCCATTGTTTTTCGACGACTCCAGCTTTCAAAGTGCTGGAGCTGTTTCATCAAATCATCGTGTGCCTTTTTAGTAAGACCTGGTGCGTCTGGCTGGTTCGCTAGGAACTCTCGCCCTGCATCGGATAGGAAAGCCATCACGCTTCCTGCTCCCAGTCGTACTTAGCAACCATCTGCTTACATCCCTGGCACGTCAGAGCAGACCATGCAAAGTGGTAGACACGTCCAATGTGACCACACTGCGGGCATTTGATAAACGTTCCCCGTTGCTTAACCCTGGAACGTTTTGTCACAGGCTTCCATCCTTTCTGGAACGGTATAAAGAACTGGCCCGGCTTGCCGTTCATCGTTACCCCATCTTTATGGGTCAATCCGATGTAATTGTCGTTATCAGGGCATTTAATTAGGAACTCATCAATCTGTGGAGCGTAAATAACGATGTAGGCGTGGGACGCCCAGTGGACTGTTTTGCCAGCCATTACAGCGGCTTTGATTTCAGCGAGTTGCATTTTGGTTGTCCAAGTAAGCGTGGATGCGGTTTTGTAGATCTGTGAGAATGGCTGCTCGTTGGCACGTATTCCAGCCTTTCTTTTCCAGGAATGACATTTCCCAGAAGATAGAGTCAGCCAGTAGAGCTAGTTCGTTGTCTGTGAGTTGCATGATGGAACGTATGTATGAGACAAAATCTCAGGTTATTTGAGACAAACCACCCATACGGGCGAGCCTTTCGTATTCACGAACTAGACGTGCATAGTCTTGAACGTTGCCAGCTTTAAAAGCCGTGATTAACAGCTGGCGCGTCATTCGCATCAATGCGTCGCGGTCTTCAAAGCTGACTCCTGGAACGGAATCGGCGTCGATGCTGCCATCTTCTGCAAAGCGTTCAAGGTCTGCAGATTCGCAGTCTCGGTAGGCCGTCGCTCTGCTGATGCCATAGTCACGTTGGAGCGTTGCAGCAACGTCAGCGGTTTGCAGGCCCATGTCTAGAAGTCGCTTCGCTTCCGCTAGTTGTGCGTCTCGTTGTTGGTTGGTCCGTTTCATTCAGCGATTTCCCACTGAACGTCATCGAGGCAAACCGTGATGTCTGCAAAGCAGCGAGCCGGTCCGAATTGGGCAGGCTCTGCAATGTCGGGAGGGTAGACGACAGCCGGACTCGTTTGCACCATATCGTCCACGATGGCCGTTACGCGAAGCTGAACTACTCCGTGTTGGTCCGATCTGCTGATTACGTCTGCCTCCTCGATTCTTAGGACGTGTTGGCTCATTGGTTGATTTTGCTTTCTACTCTGCTACAGTAGCATCAGTTAAACCAACACCGCAACCATGCACACAACTACCGAGCAAGTGCAAGTCCGTAACCAGTTCAACGCCCTGTGCAACCTGACCGAAGGTAACCTGGTCCGTCTACTGAATGACTGGCAGGATCAAAAGGTGTGGAAGGTCAGCGGCCACGGTGGCGCAGTTGCCAAGCTTTCCAAGCAGTTTGAGCAATACTGCCAGCAGAACGGATACAACCAACAGGGAAAACCCTTCCTTTGTCTGGTGGGACGTTACGGGGCCTTAAACGTATTCATCCGTGCTACTTGCTATCCAGGAGGAGAAGGAACCCCGATCAACCTCTCGGCCGATGTTTGCCTGGCACGTTTCGATGATCAGACCGGCATCATGATACGGCTGCTGGAGTGTTACAAACGCCGCGTAGATTACACACTAGAAGAGATCCAAGCAAAAGCAAAACGTGCTTACCAACTGGAAGCCGAAGCCCGTGAACTGCGCTCTTCTATCTCCGATTTCAGGTGACATTAAAAAGCCCCCTAATCGGGGGCCGTTTTGTTTTCACAGCTTGGCAAGCCGTGGATGACATGGCTCGTCTGGCCACTCAAAAGAGATAGATGAGTCAGCCGCTATTTTGTGCCCTAGGTCTAGCACCGCTTTACGTCGGCCTTTAACCTCGCGTCTGCTGTCCTCGTGCCATAGGGTTGTTAAATACTCATCACAGCGTTTTAGTTCTGCTGAAATGTAATCTAACTGCTGTTTAGGTGTTAGTGACATTTTTAAATAAAAGAAAGCCCCAGAGCGTTAACCCTGGGGCGTTTGATTAGACGAAGGAAGGAAGCTCAAGCGGGAGTGTTACCACTTTGAAGAGATAACGGTCTCCGTCAACTGCACGGCAAGCCCGAAGGAAGGACTCAGCCTGTTCCTTGGTGCGTGGTCGTCCACCGTAAGTGGGAACCACCCAACCCGATTCTATGCCCGCGTAGCGGGTAACTAGATGCCGCATTGTGCTACCTCGGTTGCTTGTGCTTCTGCTTTCTTGGACTCCCAGCGTTTGAGAACAGTGGCGAGTTCTGTCGAGAGATTCTCTAGGAACTGACGCTGCTCTGCGCTCTCTTCGCGATACCCGGCGCTTCTGACGTAGTTCAGGATGCCTCCGCGCAGATACTGCGTAGAAACACCATCGAGAACCACGGAATCACCGTGTTGAGTATCGCGAATGGTGATGTTACTGTCATCGCCCCACCCATAAGTGTGGAGCTCGACGGCACAGCCACCTAAGCCGCGGAATTTTGTCTCAGTTGCTTTTTGCATTTGTTGGAGTAGAATGAATTACATTGTGCTCTATCACACGCGGCGCAGGATTGACTGATTGCCACAGCGCCGGACATAAGGGCGCATGGAGTCTCCCGCGTAATCGCGTGCTTCTGCTATGCGATTGTCAAGGTTCGGGAAGAAAGGTGAGCTGGATTGCCCTCCTCTCCTCATGTATATAGTATAGCACATTGTGCTCGACTATGGGGGTATCATTGCGATCTTAACATTTCTTTAAGGTCCCCCAGGGGACTTAAATAAATACTGCCAAACCTATCTACTGTGCTACCCGGGGGCAGGGGTCAGAAAACACACTTCTTATGTGCTACACCCCAAAATAAAAGAGACCCTATATTTAGCCTTACATGTTGCTATTGTGGCTGCACAGGTTGTTTCCGAGTTATGGACGAAAATACACCCGAAGAGAAGGAAGTAAAACGAATCGGTGGTCCAAAAAACCCGAAGGACATCCAAGACGCCCGTATTCTCCGCTTATATCGCCGCCAATTAGAAGGCTTACCCGCTCTCCAGCTGGTACTTGACCACGCAAGCAAAGAACAGGTGGGACGTGCCACTGCATTCCGCGACTGGAAAGCAGTCCAGGTACTAAATCGCGAAGATTTTGAGCGCGAACGCGAAGATATGGCCTCCAGAATATTTTCTATGCGCTCCCGCCTCTACAACTCAGCCATAAAGCGAGGCCAAACACAAACAGCTGCTAACGTTCTCGATTCCCTGGCACGTATGGTCGGTTGTGACCAAGTGCAAGAAAGTAGCACATTGCCCGAGATCCACGTTAGGATCGAAAAACCCGAGTAAACACCACTTTTGGCGAAAACACTTGATATAAGCCTTCGCCCTGCCCAAGGCATTGTATTTAGCGCCAAAGAAAGGTTCCGCATACTGGTCGCGGGTCGCCGCTTCGGCAAATCCTACCTTTCCTGCATTGAACTATTTACCAAAGCCCTGGAACGTCCCGGCGAAACCTATTTTTACTGCGCCCCAACGTATCGAATGGCGAAAGACATCGCCTGGAAAACGTTAAAAAAGACAATCCCAAAAGAATATATCCGCTCCAAAAACGAAACTGACTTACGCCTAGACCTTGTAAACGATTCCACGATTGAACTAAAGGGCACAGAGAATGCAATGGCACTTCGTGGCCGTTCTTTAGCAGGAGTAGTTCTAGACGAAGCCGCCTTCATGGAATCAGAAGTCTGGTTCGAGGTAATCCGCCCCGCTTTAGCGGACAAACAAGGCTGGGCACTCTTCATATCCACCCCGGATGGAACGGCCAGCTGGTTTTACGACTTGTGGTGCTATTGCGAAGAGGACAAAACGGGCGACTGGATCCGCTGGTGCTACACAACAATCGAAGGTGGCAATGTTCCCGCACACGAAGTCGAAGCAGCCCGAACCCAACTCGACGCTCGTACATTCCGCCAAGAATTTGAAGCCAGCTTCGAGAATCTAACGGGCTTAGTCGCTATAAGTTTCAGCGACGAAAACATATCCACCGAAGCCAAAGACATCAAGATACTGCCATTACTACTAGGCGTTGACTTCAACGTTGATCCAATGTCTGGCATCTGCGCCGTAAAAGACAACGGCACCCTATACGTCTTCGACGAAATCATGCTTCGCGGCGGAGCAACAACCTGGGATTTTGCGGAAGAAGTAACCCGCCGCTATGGCGTGGACCGTCGAGTAATTGCGTGCCCTGACCCCACAGGCGGCGCAAGAAAAACTTCTGGCATCGGCGTAACAGACCACACTATTTTGCGTCGCAGCGGTTTCAACGTTCAATCACCAAAAGCACCCTGGAAAATCCGCGACAAAATCACAGCAGTAAACACCGCATTATTCGATGCTGCTGGAGCGCGAAGAACTGTAATCCACCCACGCTGCAAGCAATTAATCAAAGATTTAAGGACGCTAACTTACACACCGAACACCGGCCTACCCAACAAAAACTTAGGAGTAGACCACGCATTCGACGCCTTCGGGTATTTAGTTTTACAACAGTTTAATTTAGCCAAACCCGAAACTATGGGCACTACTTCTCACCGGTTGTATTAAAGTGAAGCGATTAAAAGGAATGCCCTGCCCTGCTTGTGGGTCGGAGGGTACAAAAGTCGTGTGCACTTATACGTCACAAGATGATGATGTAGTGCGATTTCGTATTTGCGAAAAATGCGGCAAGAAGTTTAGGACGATCCAGCCGCCTGAAGACATCTTGTCAAGCACAATAGTAGTTAAATACCATCCTCGGGAGAGCGAGGAGCATAAAGGCAAGAAGGTCATACTTGAGTGCGACCCGCAATTGGCCTAGAATAAGGAGACTTAAGGTCTTGATATGGCTTACGGTATGGCGGCCAAGAAAAAACCAGCAAAAAAGCGTGGTTTGTACGCCAATATCAAGGCAAAACGTG